ACATATCAAACACATGCTTGACGTGGTCCTTCAGGGCGGCATCGATGCCCTCCAGCACGAGGCCGCGCACCCGTTCACGCTGCTCATCGTCCATGCATTCCACTGCCTCCTCAACAGAACGCGCGCTGACGCCGACACGTGCCGCTATGATCAGGATGACGACAGCTAGGATTGTGATGATCTTGCTGCTGTTTATCACCCGCGCCTCTTAATCTTCGGCCGTTCAAGCCGAAGCAGGTGGTGCGAACGCCAATGCCCGCGCGGTCCAGATCGAGGACAACGCGAATTCAAGATCGGCGTCCGGCACGTTCGCGCCTTTCTGTTCGGGCTCAGCCTCGATCGCCGCAGAGATGGTCGGGTTCGATGAGATGCAATGCGCCGCCACGGTCTGCGGCTGCTCGTCGCCACGGAAGACGCGCTCCGAATAAGCCAGCCGCGCCGCGTGTTCCGGCTCTGTCGGTGCCTCGCTGGCGACAGCCTGTCCTACCTTGAACATCAGCATCATGATGCGACCGGCGAAGGTCGGATCGGAGGCCGCCGAGATCAGATCAAGCGCGGACATGGCCTATGCTCCTAGAATTTGCTTGATGGTCTTGGGATCGAAGCTGTCGAGCGACGGATTGACCGGCTCAGCGTAGGGATCGGGCACGCCGCCATCGGCGAGCCACTTCTCATATTCGACGCGGTCGCGGTTATCTGGATCGTTTGGGATCACGGCATCGTCGGCGGTGCGGATCACGTCATTGGTGTCTGTCAGTCTGTATTCGGCCATCTCGTTCACTCCTCACAATCGCGCGTCGGCCTTGATCGGAGCCTCCAATGCGAACGTGTCGCCCGGAGCATTCGATGCCACGTCAAAGCGGCATCCATATGTGTTCGGGTTAAGGACCATCGGATAGCCCGCCTTGAGATTGGCGAAGAAGCCTGCGGTAAGCGCCCCAATCGTAACCGTGGGAGCCGCGCGCATTTGCACCGGCCACAATATTTGATTTTCATATTCTTGCGATCCGCCAGCGGCAATAAAGCGCAAGCCAGCGTTGGTGTTGCAGATGTAGCGCAGACAGATCTGGTACTCTTGATCAAATGGTCGCATCAGCAACGGCGCGCGTGCCTGCGATGGCAAGTCCAAGCCCGGCACAAGGATCACTCCGGTGATAACCAGATAATCTGCATTGTTTTGCGCGCCGTTGATCGTGCCCGTGGCACCGAGGAAGTTGCCGGCGGTCCAGACATTCGGGGCGGTTTGATAAGTGGTGCCGCAAGCCAGCGCGAATTGAAGACGAAGGCCGAGACCATTCCCTCTATCCCATGTCCCGGTCGTGTCGCCGTTAGGTATCGTGACGGTTTTGAACTCCCACGTGTCGGCGGCATTGATGGTGAATTGAAAAACATAGGAGCGATTGACCGCACCGTTTTGCACGACGCCGGAAAAGGTACCTGTCCGATGCGCGGCTGCCCAAAAGCAAAACGACATCGGCGAAGCTTTAGCTGTGCCCCACGCCAATCGGCTGACGCGCTGGCCCTCGATCATCGTGGCCATAACAAGGAGATCGGTTGCGCCCAAACTTGAAATGCCAGTGGTGACCTGCACCACTCCATTGTATTGCAAACTGCCGAAACCAGGACCCACACCCGATTGCTGCGCAGCTAAAAACCCAAATGCTCCTTGATGCGAGACCCACCAACTATCGACAAAGTAACCGTCCGTGGTGCGGTTCGCGAGCCCTTCCATGTTGACCGCGAAATCACCATTCACCTGCATGCCGTTGAAAGCCAGCGCGGCGGGCTCAGCCGGGACAACCCACGCTGCATTTTTGCGCGCGTAGGTCTGACCATCACTCGGCGCGTCGGGGAAGCTGGCGGGACCGACCGGGCCTTGAATGCCTTGGTCGCCCTTGTCGCCTTTGACGCCTTGAATGCCTTGGATGCCTTGCAGACCTTGAATGCCCTGCGGGCCGCGAATGTTGCCAACCAAAGTCCAGACGCCGCCGGTCAGCGTGTAGACATCGCCGTTCGTGGTGTTGAGATAATTGTCGCCGTTAAGTTGCCCGGTGATCGCACCGGGTGCCCCGGCTCCGGTGTAGAACAGGCTGCCACGCGCACCGGCCGCGCCGGGCGCACCGGGGATGCCCTGCGGACCCGCCGGGCCGATCAGTGAGACGCCAGCGGGCCACGCACCCGCAGCCTTCGGGCCATAGATCGTGCCGGTCGTCGTGTCGATGTAGAAATCGCCATCGATGCCGGTGCCAGCAGCCGGAGCGCCCGCACCGTAAAGCACCGAGTTGCCGCGCGGACCCGGTGGCCCGATCAGCGAGGTGCCGGGCGGCCACGTGTTGTTCTCTGCTTTCGGGCCGAACAGATAATCCGTCGTCGTGTTGATGTACCAGTCACCCGGAACGCCGACCCCCGCTGTCGGATCAACGGTGCCGTAATGGATCACGGTGCCGTCGTCGCCATCGGTGCCGGGTGCGCCTTGCTCGCCCTTCGGTCCCGGTGGACCTTGCTCTGGCACTTGAATGACTTCCACTTCGAAGTCGGCAGCCACCGCAACGTCGTCTTCGTCGTTCGCGATCGTGACATCCTGATCTTGCGAGACGAGAACATCCGTCATCGGCTTGGTCCCGGATTGTTGGTCAGAACGCCAGACCAGATGCGCAACGTCATCCCTGACTTGCTGCGCACCAACGAGTGATCATAGTCGCCGACTTGCAGGCGCTCTAGATCGGCTTGCGGAATGTAGACCGTGAACGCGCCACCCGGCGCGTCGGTGATCTGCAAACCGCCGTTCTCCGTCGTCAACAGCATCTGCTCCGCGACATCAGCGGCGTGCTTGCGGATGCCCATCCACATGGTGTTGCCGGTCAGATCGATCGGCGTGCCGCTGATCGTCTGATAGACGAAGCCGCGAATGAAGTCGGCGTCGTTCTGCGTGGTGATGTTGACGATCGCCATGGCCGTCCTCTCACTGCTTGCGCAGCCAATTCTTCTGCGCCGCGGTCATCGGAGCATCGAACAGCGCGTCGATCTGTTCGATCGTCGTGATGGTGCCAGCGTCGATTTGCGCTATCGCATCGGCCGAGATCGAGAAGGCCCTGTTGATGTGCGTCAGCAACTCGACGTTCATCGCCTCGATGTCGGCCGCCGTCAGTTGATACACCGCACCATCGGCCGCGCTGAACGGCGTCGTCACCGCAGGACTGATCTGCGCGGCAGAATAGATGCCGGTGATTTTCGCCTGCGATCGATCGTCGGTCTCGATCGGCATGCCGGACGCCAATGTCATGCCGCCTTGCTCCATCAGCCAGCGTCTATTCCACGCGTAGGTTTTCAGCGTACCGCGTGGGTAGACAAAGCGGAGCACATCTTGCAGATCATCCATCGTTTCCTGTGTCGGCGTAAATCCATGGGACGCTTTCCAAGCGACGTAATCTGGATCATCGACGGGCACCAATGCCACGCGTCTGCTCGACCAGACGTTCCCAGCATCTGCGCCGATGAACCAGTACCAATCGCTTGGATCATAAGTGATAATAGGACCAGTGCCCGCCATGGATATTTTTCCTTTCGATTATGGAATGTACTGTCCGCCATAGCTCAACGATCCGGCGACATCGCCGGGCATCGCGCCGCTGGCAAGACCATTGAGGACTGAATTGCCTGTCACCGTATACTGCGCGCCATGAACGTTGGCGTTCCCAACTCTCGAAGCGTAGAAGATTTGCAGCACGCCGAGTTGATTGCCATCGATGTATCTTCCGAAGGTGACCGAGCCGAGCACCTTGAGCACTGGAGGATTGAACGGGCTCATTGCAATCTGCGAGTTGAGGTTCGCGGACAGATGAGTGGTCGCGTTGCCGCCCGCTTCGATTGTGAAGTTGCCGCCATCCATCAGGATGTAGCCGTTCCACGCGACCGATACGTGGTGGCGCGTGCAAGGCCCGAATTGGATATTCGACAACACTGTGTTGCCGCTGTTGTTAGCAAAGCCATCGTTAACGCCCGACCCAACAGACGACACCCGGAAGCCACTAAATCCATAGTGACCTGAGTTCTGGAAGATGGCGCACGTGTCGGTCACGTTAGAGGTGATCGTGCACGCCGCTGGATTGGCTTGATTTCCAATGAAGTAGACAGTCCCGCTGCCGTTCGTCGGCTTGCAACTAACAGGCGCGTAGGCACCGTCAGCAACGTGAACCGTCTCGTTGTATCCGTTCTGATTGTACTTGACCACTTCGTCCGCTGCGCGCTGCAACGTCTTGAACGGGCCATGCTTCCCAGACGTGTGAGTTGCCTGTGTGCCATCGTAATTGGTGTCATCGCCGGTCGCGACGTTCACGTACCAATCGATATTTGCAAACAGCACTGGTATCGAGCCGAATTGCCGCGTCGATCCAGCAATGACCTGCCAATAAGCTCCATCGAAATACAGGAGAAGCCACGCTGTTGGCATAATGTCGCCGACTGCAATGTCGGATAGATCGCAGGCGACGACCGGCAAGAATGCACTGCCATTAACCGAAAACAAAGTGCCGCCGGGCACTGACGCCAGACCCGGCTTGAACCAAACAGTGGTCCCCTTCGGCGGCGGCATGATCGGAAGCGCCGGGCACGACATGCTCCATTGCGCCGCGTTTCCAAGGTTCTCGCCCATCTTGAAAACGTTCATCACGTCGGCAAGTTTGACGGATTTCAGGAGTTGCTCAAGATCACCCTCGTCAGGTGTAAGACCAACCGCTGCGATCAGCGCCACTAGCTCACGCTGCGGATGCTCCACCGATTGCGCGGGCGGGATCGAGCCCATGGTGCCGGTCGCCGGATTGCCGTTGACATACGGCGCGTCTGGATCGCTGACGCCATAGGGTTGAAAATATCTCATCGCATGCGCTCCCCGTTAAGGTGTCCCCGCCATCGGATCACCGGGATCACTCAAGCCGGAATAGTCGAAGATGATTTCGGTGTGCGCTGGCTTCCAACGATTGAGCAGACATTCAAGATCGTCGGCGATGCCAATGCGCAGATGCGGATCGACGCCGCACTGACCGGAGGTGACGCGAAACCACGTCAGGCTCGCGGTCGCGACATGCACCGTCCAGTAGTAGCGGTTCTCCAGCGGTCCCATGCCGTAGTTCGGCCACGCGGACAGCTCGCCATCTGAGACGTTGTGATCGCCGGGCGGCGCGAGGATCGGCTGGCCCCACTGGTTGCGCATCGGATCGGGCGGCAGTGCGCCGATGGTGCGACAGTCGCCGCAGCCGTCCATGGCAATGAAGAACGGGCGATACTCGGTGATGGTGATCGTGTAGCCAATCATCGCCGCGATATCGATGAAGAATTGTCGCGACTGTCCGCCTTCCAGCGTCATGCGCATCACGAGTGCGAGCTGCCGATCGGCGATCGACTGCGGGCTTTGATAGCAGGGATCAGGCAGGCCCCAGTTGCGCTCCCAGTCCGGCAGCAACTCGATGGTCTGGCGCGGATCGCTCTCCATTTCGAGCAGCTTCGACGCGCGGATTTCAAAGTCGCCCCAGATGCGCGTCAGCCCACGCACCACCAGCATGAGCACGCCGTTCCAATCTCGCGGCCACGCTTGCCCGAGAGGCAGCAGCGCCTGCATGGCGTCTGCGTAGTCCTCGCCGGTTCGCGTGACGTGTTTGTCGTCGCTAGGCATAAAGGACAGTCCCCAGTACAGGCATGTAAGCCGGTGCGGGCATCTCGACGGTTTCGAAATCGAGTTCGTGCGTTTCCTCGCCGACCGCTTGGCTGATCGCCTCATCGACCCATG